TAACTTGGTCTACTATCTTACTCATTTGTCTGTCTTTTGATGGAATTGGTGGCATACTTTACATTGGTACTGAATCTTTTTTAATCCAGAAGCAGAAGTCCTTCTCTTGTGTACTATCAACTCATCACTACCACATTCAGGACAACTCCCTCTGTCTTGACCAAAGATAACTCCATAGTGAGTCTTAGGAGCAATATGTACCGATAACTTTTTATGCACCTGCTCAAGTAAGCTTACATCCATCTTGCAATACTTGACCATATAATCCAGAGCCTTCTTATCCTTATTCAAGAAAACATCCTTCCACAGATTGAAGTCTGTCTTGATCTTGTGTCCTATACCTAAGAACTTAGCTATGTAATCGAGCCGGTTAGAATTGAACCTAAACTTAGAACGTGCAACCTTTAACGTATCAATGGTTACATAATTTGGGAACATATCTATTTTGTGAAACAAGCACCGAGTACGAATCCAAGCCAAGTCAAACCTATCTCCGTTATGACCTACCAACTCATCGGCTTGGTTTGCTATCTTAATGAACTCTTCGAGCAGAGTCTTATCATCTTGATTCTCATCCCACGTTAAGCCGTAAACCTTTCTGTCATCTTCCCACTTGTAACAGATACAAATGATGGCTCTCTCTTTGATGATATTAGAATAGTCGATATTCTGTTTGTATCCTGCTGACCAGAATAGACCTATGTTCGGACTCGTTTCTATATCAAAATACAGTCGCTTCCGTTTCGTTATTAGCATAGTTAGAATTTAACAAACTGCCATCTTATGAATTTAAGAATCGGTTTGCGTAGTATGTAGATAGAGAATATCAGTATTAACCAAAACAAATTCCACCATCTTTGCTTTGCGAGTTTCTCGTACTTTAATCGGCTTTCTTCCGATTTCACCAATCTTTTTTCGAGAAGTAATACTCTCGCACCATCCACCACCACGTTCGTAATCGTATCACGAATAGTGATAGTTCGAGTAATAACTTTTTTCGGGAGGGTAACATATTGGGTATCTTTTAGAGTTTTGACATCGATAACAGTATCTGTCTCGTAGGTTGTATCGTGTACGATAGTCGTGTCGCTTTTCGTAATTATCGTAGTATCGTTAGCACAATAACCAGAAGCTACAACTACTTCCGCTACTTGCTCAAACTTCTTCTTATCCTTTAGAACCTGCTTAACAGGATTACAAGCCATTAGCAATACCGCTAATAGGATCAATACATACGCAAGTAAAAGAGTATAGATAGGTTTCATATTACTTTAATTCGAAGTGCATCCCATCCTTCCGCTTCCAAACTCCACCCCATTCGAAGCCGTTATCGGTAAAGCATTTAACGAAGCCTTGAGAGAGTTTAGGCTCTTGACCTAAACCATTTTCAAAAGCATTCACATCTACTGCAACTCCCCAACTATGCAGACTCATAGAACTCAAGCCTCGCTTCTTGCGGATGTTAAAGCAACCATCCCACGTCTTTAATTCCTTAACGTGACCTGTGCTTATCAAAGCTTGAAAAGCCTTCTTCAGAGGCTCGACTAAATCTTTGTTACAATAAATCCGTTTCGGGATTACACCGATTTCTAACTCAGTAGGTACATCCCACAAAGTCATATTAGGATTACTCGGAGATGGCTCTCCGTATTTCTTAAGTGCCTGGCTCGATGTCATCGGAAAAGAAGTTTGATATGAATTTACCAATCACCGCTATTCCCATAATAATCGTTCCCATAACAGGATGTCCATTCAGTACTACGATACCTGCTCCAAATGTACCGGCAGCAGCCAACGAATCACCGAAGATTCTCATCCGTTTAGGAGTAGGCTCGAAGTAGGACTTCCAAGAAAATTTCATTCCCTGTCTTTTTTATTCTGTAATTCGATAGCGAGATTATTGATAGCCTTCTCGATTTTGTCAAGCTTCTGCATCATATAATCATCCTCCTTTTCAATCATCTCTACTCTGATCTCTAACTCTTTAATCTTTAGAGTTATTTTAGTGTAGATAGTAATCAGTCCTATTAAGATAGCAACTGCTTGACCAACGAGAAAAACAACTACTTCGTTCATTTTTTAGAGTCTATGAGTTCAAATAATTGCGGATAGAATTCGTCAGTCTCGATTGATTCCAAAGATTCCAGAGTCAAGTCAGAACCCCACAGAGTAGATACGTTGATATCCTTCTCAGCGGTTAATAAGTCTAAATGCTCTTGATTGAACGGCTCGATTTTGTCCGCAGGTACGATTACATTCTCGCCATCCTTTTCGGTGTACTTTTCGAATAGTTCCTTCTTAGCCTCTTCGTAGAGTTTTACCTCTTCCGATACGACCTTATTCAATCGTTGCAGATAGACCTTATTTTTAAGGCTCATCTTTTGCTTCAGAATACCGAGGCTGATTACCTCGTCTCCATCTTTTGTTTGCTTTGTGACTCCGTTCAGTTCGTAGTAAAGATTGATGATTTCGTGTAGTTTCATTTTTAGGTATTTTTAGTAAATAGAAAAACTTAGATAATTGTCAGGCTCAACTGACCTGCACCCCAAGAATAAGCCCAATCGTTAGAGCCATCCCAAGAATCGTAATCAGCAGACAGAGTCAGGTTACCTTGAGCGACTTGCTCAGTAGTTTCGTTACCTTCTTGATCTACGTTTACTGCCAAGAGTTCGTAGTAGAAAGTAGCGGAATCTTCAAGGTTATCGAAGATAGAGTTCATATTGAACTTGGTAGCAGATTTTACTTGTCCGTTCTGCCATACGTTTACTGCTTGAATTGTTTTCATTTTTATTTATTTAAGAGTTAGTGTACTGCGACCCAATTAGTGCCATCGTATACGTTTAGTTTGTTGTTAGTAGTATCGTAAACCATAAGACCAGAAGCAGGAGTTCCGATAGCAACCATCTGAGCATTGGTCATCCGAGGAGGTAACATTCCCTTCGTAGTAGAATCAGCCTGAAGGATTGCGGATGCGTTAGGGGAAGTCGTGCCAATGCCTAATGTTCCACCAAGATAGTTGGTAGCCGTTCCCGAACCGTATAGTCCAAATCCTGTATTGTTTGACCATTGAATACTTCGCCAATCAGCAGCAGCAGTTAAAATAGGATTGACATTTATTCCAATCGTTATGCCATTCGCACCTCCTGTTTGATTAATTGTTGGTCTAACTAAAAGCATTGTCGCTCCTGCCGAACCTGATGTAGGTGCAAATGAAGTCCCTATTCTTGGAATCTCTACAACATCACCACCAGTAGTTGGGAAAGGTGCAGTATTAATTTTCATTAAACCATTTCCACCTGTATTCAAAAAAGTATAGTTTGTTATCGCACTACCTACGTTGAACTCAGCACCTGTTGAAACACTCGCAAAGTATGCGTTTCGATTTGCCGTAGTTTGGTTTACTTGAAGCATTCCGTAATTGCTTCCTGTGATATTCAAAGTAGCATTTGCTGCATCGTTTGAAATAGACATCATTGTCGAAGGTGTGCTATTCCTTACGGAAAAAGCAGTTGTCGCTGATGTATTCCCACTTCCCGTTACAATAGCATTTCCCGTTACCTGAAGTTTCTGCCCTCCATCTACCGTGCTTCCCAAAAGTAGATTGCCATTCATATAGTTGGCTGCAGTTCCGTTCATATAGAGATTCCAACGACCTGTGGCACTTGGGATGTCTCCATAAAATCCGTAGTTGTTGGTTCCATTAGTAAGGGAAGATGCAGCAACAAAACCATACTCATTTGTTATTGTTGAAGATGCACCTTTTGCATCAGGTGCTGCAATAAAATGTCTGAGATTTGTAAGTGTAAATGTTGCGTTTTGAGTAGTTGATGTGCTAGCAAAAATACTTGCAGTGTTTGTAACGGTTGATGTAATTGGCGATTCACTTATGATTGAGTTGACACTTGTTGCACCTGTTATTGTTTTAGCAATTCTTATATTTGAATTGTTCAAACTTATCGTCCCAATTCCTAAACTACCCGCAAGATAGTTGTTAGCAGTTCCCGTACCATACAATCCCCATCCGCTATTGTTACTCCATTCTATTGACCTCCAATCAGCAGCAGCAGTAAGAGTAGGATTGACATACAAACCACGTGTGATACCATTAGCACCGCCTGTTTGGTTGATGGCTCCGGCTAATGCAACTTGATTAAATATCCCTGTTCCGCTTGTTGGCGAAAATCCTAATGTTTGTAAAATTCCCCCGCTTGTACCTGATGTATTTACTTTGCCGCTATAAACGTGTCTAAAATAAAAATTATATGATGCTACACCATAGTTTGTTTGTGATGCGTTAAATGATAAAGAACCACCGCTAACATCATAAGCACCAGTTGCCGTTGAATATATCTCAGGATAATCAGTTCCAAATGCCAACTGAGTAACAAAAACCCTATTATCATTTCTTACTCTCAACACACTTGTTCCATCACTATTCTGAACAGTCAAAGCAGTTGTTCCACTTGTGTTGCCACTTCCCTTGAATAAAACATCTCCTGTGACTTGAAGACGCTGACCGCCATCGGTGGTTCCTCCGAAATGGTAGTTACCTCCTGTATTGAAATAGGAAATACTTCCACTCATTGACAACACCACTTTGGTGTTAAATGAATTATCTTGAAATTGAAATGCTGAAGCAAAACCTCTTAGCCTTGTTGATGCCATTTGAATAAATCCGCTATTCAAAATAGTAATTGCATCATTGCTATTCCCATTGTCAAAACCCGAAGAACCTACGTTATGTAATCTATAACTCGGTGCATTAGTCCCAATTCCCAACCTACCATTGGTATTATCCCAAAACAAATTATTGCTTCCCGATTGACTGCTTGTTCCTGTCCAATAGGCTACCTGACCAGAGGTGCCAGAGCCTCCTACCTTAGAATTAAACGTAGACCAATCCGCAGAACTTAAAGCACCACGATTAACCGCAGAAGCAGTAGGTAGATTGAAAGTATGCGTAGAAGTAGTAGAAGTAATAGAGAAATCTGTTCCGCTTGATCCTGTGGCGAAGGTCTGACTAAGAGCCGTTAATCCGTTAAGAGAAGTTATTCCGTTATCAGTTAAAGTAGCATTAACCCAAGCCGTTCCGTTGTATTGCAAAACCTGATTACTCGAAGGACTCGTTAAAGTGACATCTCCTAACTGAGTCAAAGTATAATCTCCTTCAGTAGCTACTACCGCACCTGTTCTGCCAAAAACAGAAGTAACAGGTACAGAGATAGATTGATTCACCCAATTCGTTCCATCGTAAACTAAAGCCTGACCATTGGTAGGACTTGTAATTACCACACCATTCAAATCGCCAATCGAAGTAGAACTATCGATTAACGTATTCAAAGCAGCAAGAGTAGCCTTGAAAGAATAGCCGGTACTTGGGTCTCCTACAATCATTAAGTCTGTCAGACTCGGAGTCCTCGGACTTAGTTCGTTTATTTTTCTATTCGCCATTATTATTAAAATTGATAAGTTGAAGGAACGACACACCTATTCGCCAAGAATGGTAAATCTAAAGTAATGTCAGCACGAACACCTGCCAACAAATCGGGAGTATCCTCAGTAAAGAAATTCAGAGTAGCACTCAAACCCTCATCGAACTCAAAACTCTGTGAACGCAACTGAGCAATAATATCCTGACACACCTCTAACATATCACTAAGAACCTCCGTTTCGTTAGTCTCTTCGTGAAGCATTCTATCGAAGAAATACAAAGAGAAATTTAGCACTAAGCTTCTTTCTGCAATGTTACCGCCTGTTAAATCAAAGTACAAAGAAGGATAGACATTATCACTTCCCCGACTTAGGTAGTCCGCTAAATCTCCGAAGTATACGCTCTTTATCTGTTGGTGTGCGTTCGCGAGATTCGTTATTGTCTGCACGATATTGTTGAGTGTCATACTTCTCTAAATAGATTTTAAGCTTCTTTTGATTTTTTAGCGAGTACGTTTTATTTGCCACAGCATCTGTTTAGGTTACCTTGATACTTTTCTTCAAATGTTTTACCTGCACAACAATCATCATCACCTAACCAAATAGAAGTCGTATAGGCTTCGTTATCGGGAATAATCGTATCAACCCCTTGACCTGGATTGTTGTACTCAGGGAACAGATTCTGTCCGCTCTTCTCCATCAGATATTTAACCAATCTCTGCTTATAGAACTCAGCACGACTCTTATATCTGTCGGCTACATCTATCATATCAGAAGCTGATGGATTCTCTTGCCCTTCTCCGCTCTTGCGAATCAATCCTTTGTTATAAAACTGATAGGACAAACCCATAGGTAGTTCTGAAATAACATAATAAACAAGACAAGGAGTAATGTAAGTATCAAGAAGAGCCGACTCATCATTGGTCAAATCTTGATTCATTATACCATCTTGCAGCCTATCGTACAAAGCAGAACCGAGAGCAGGAAGGATAAACATATCCTGAGCCGTTAGAATCTCAGGATTGATTAGCTTATCATCTACGTTATTATGAAGACCTGTTCTGTCTTTAATTGTCTGTACTGATATGAAAAGTATATTCCTACTCATCTCACTTATTTTTACGGATTACAACCTTTGAAGTCCATTGATGTCTGCAAGAAGGAGAGTTAACTCCATCTCCCATATTCCACCATCCACCGCCTCTATCGAATACTGAGTATCCTAATCTGCGAGAAATAGACTCGATATCCGCACGAGTATACAACCTATCCAACTGCATCAGCTTCGCACAGAAAGGACGAGAAGGATGGGCAGGAGTATTCCTTTCGGTAGTCGGTACGATTGATTTCCACTCGTAAGAATAGCGAACTAAAAAGGTAGTCTTTACCGGCTTATCTATGATTTCAGCGAGAGGCTTTGTAAGTTTAGGGATACCTGCATCGCTTACCTTAATAACATCCAACTCTTTCAGCTTATTAATCCGCTCTGTAATTACCGCTACATCCTCCTTAACCGCTTTAGCAATATCCTCGTAGTTGATTCCTTTGTTCTTAGCAATCACATCCAAGATTTTCTTATCTAACGTATCATCGATTACCTCATCTCGGAACTTCAATTCTTGCTCTTCCAAATCACCGCTGAACACTTGGCGAGTAGCGAGAGCCTTGTAGTTTTGAGTAGATTCTCCGTATTCGCTGAATACTTGCAGAACCGCATCCATATCGTTACTAAACTCATCAGCACCCAACCAAGTAGCCAACTCTTCCTCTCCTAATCCGTAAGCACTCTTCAGCATCTGCGAAGCCTGCTCACGAGTTATCTTCCCTTTGTTAT